TTTAGGAACTTTTTTATTTTTATCTACACCTAATAAATTTCTTATCTTTTTTCTAATTGGTTGAATCTTGTATTCATTAGTGCACTGTCTTCTACCAATGCCACTATTTTTTAAAAAAAAAGGCACAGTCGTAAAAATACTTTTTAATGTATCATCTCTTAAATTACCTTTTGATACGATATAAACTGGATAATCTAATTGTCCTGTAAGCCATTCTAAATGTTCATATACATTTTTAGGCTCTGCACCAGTATCACTAAAAATAGCACAATCAGGTTTATCTTTGATTTCACCTGTCATAGTCATTAAAGCCATTACAGTAGATTGCACGCCAGCACCCAAACTTAGCACTCTTAATGTTGGATTTTCTTTTAATTCAGTTAATATCATTTCTTTAGGGCATACCTTGTGCTTAGTATAATTATAGATCCTAAGCATCCTTATCCATGTTTGTTAATATGTGTTCAATAACTTTTACAGTAAATCCGTTACCAAGCATTTTGTATCTTTGCGTGTTTGATACGGCAGCCGTATAGTTATCTGGAACTGTTTGCAATCTCTCACATTCTAATGGCGTTAACTTACGCCAAGTTAGTTCTTCTTCTTTAACTGCAAGGCTATCTTTTGTTGATGATGTTAAAGAATTACTTTTATCATCCTTTCTTAACTCTAACATTTGTTGAGGTTTAGTTTTTTTCCACTCAACATTTTTACCTTCTTTATTTTTAGATCTAGCCCTTAAAGCACCACCTTTAACTGCAACTTTAGGTTCTCTATGTCCACCACCCATTGTTGTAAGTGTTGGTGATTTACCATCTTCTGAGTACACTCTCTTAATAATATCAAAACCCTTTAAGTCTGCGGTAGTGCCAACTTGTTTAGGTGTATTGTAAGTAGGAATCATTGTCCTTTGTTTTCGTTCAATGCTATTCCAAGAAGCAGCCCCTTGATAGGATGCTGTTAAAACAAAAGCCTTACCTTCTTTGGTTGTCATCTTCTTTAAGTCTTCATCCCTTCTTTTTACATAAGCTGATATTTGTCCTTTATACATAGTAGCACTAAGGGTATTTGATTTTTCATCAACTCCTTTTACATACTCACCTCTAGGCACTCCATACAATTTATTTTTAAGATATTGTGGTGTTTTTACCCACTCTAAATCTTTATCATGCACATAGCCATTCGCATAGCCATGTGTTCCTGCTGATATCGTTGCAGATTTTTCATCTATATTATGAATAGTGTTAGCTTGACTCTTATAATTAGGATTTAATTGATTTCCACCTTTATAATTTTTTTGTAATTCTTCGCCTGCATTATGTTCTTTACCTAGAAAATCCTCTAATACATCCCTCAATACCAAACCAACATCTTCTGGTTGTTCAATGTTTGGTATGTTAGTCCAATACAATCTGTTTCTATTTTGAGCTGAAACAAGTGCAGAGTTAATCTTTATTGGTTCAATACCAAACAAACTTCCGTTACTGCATTCTGGATATACCTCTGACACTTGTTGCGAGATAACATCCATGTGTTCTTTCTTCATACGAACATTCTCAAGCAAGAAGTATTTAGGTTTAACTTCTTTTAACAATCGAACAAACTCAAAGAACAATGCTGAACGTGGATCATCAAAAGCTAATTGCTTACCCGCAAAAGAAAAACCCTGACAAGGGCTGCCCGCAACAATTAAATCAATCTCAGGTAAATCTTTACCTTTAATATCTTTAATATCACCAAGGTGTATTGTTTCTGGAAAGTTTTCTTTTGCTACTTTAATGGCATATTTATCTATCTCACTTGCATAATAGGTATCTACTTTGATGCCTAAATTCTTTAATGCAATCTGAGTGCATGACATTCCGTCAAATAAACTAAGTACATTCATTACCATTACTGGCTAACCTGAAAGGCCCGCATCAATGCCCCGCGATGATTAGATTTTACAGTTCTACGATCACACCGGTATTTTTTTGCCAGCCTAGTCCATGTGCCATGGCTGCGCTCTCGCATAGATATAGCAACTGCCCATATTAATCGCCTGTCTTCTTCTGGTAGCTTTAGTCCTAGCTCTAAAGCCTCTTGATACCTGTCTATCTGGTCTTTACTTGGCTGTATTCTTGGAATAGCATCCTTATCCCAGCCGTACTGATTCCAATCTGAGGGAATTTCTAGCCAGCTAGTGTTAATACGTTTTTTTATTACTGTTGGTAATCGCGAGTCTGTTAGCGCTGCCTCTCTAAATAAGTCATCAAGATCCGCTATTTCTTCATCTGTAGCCCATGCCTTTTTTTTCATTTGATACCCCTCTCAGTTTGCTTTAATAATTCTGTTAACCCTGAAATGAGATTTAAGATCTCGTATTCAGATAAAATTTTATTAAATTCTTCATCGTTTATAAAAATATTGAGAGAGTTCAAACCTGAACAATGTCTAGGCATGATGTAGATAGTGTCATTATTTTGAGTTAACTTATCCACGTTATTCGAAACTATACATTTTTTTAGGTATTGACTGAGTGTTTGAATACCTATGTATAATACTTACAATGTAGTCCATTTGCTTTGATGTATTTGTATATGCGTACTCACATATAAATAAAAATAATGTAAAAGTATTTAAACTATATGTAGTCATTCTTTTAACTCTGGAAACTCGTTATTTTCTTTCAAGATAAGATTTTTTCTATAATTTTCTCTTTGAATAGGGCTAAGATCATTTCTCTCTAATTCTTTTTCATAGTTGAAAGACCATTTACGCTTTAAGCGTTGATTTCTTAATTCTTTTTGCTTAATTGCATCTTTTTCCCTGAAAGATACATTTTCAGGACTAAATGTATCTTTGTATATTCTCGCTACTAATTTATGAAAACTTAGATTATTGCGCGCTTTATTTGTTAGCATGGAGGCGGCCTATTAAATATCGAGACACTTCATCCGAAACTTTAATTTTTCCTTTAATCATGTCATTTGATTGAGCTGTAAAAATATTGAGCTTAGAAAAAAGATCCGTTTTAGATGTTCCTGTACGGATCATTATTTCTGCCATTTGTTTACTGGTGAGATTCATTTAAGATCATTTGATAGATTAAAAATTTAGTTGTCGGCTCGTTTGGGCTGAACTGCTGATCCGGAAATTCATCTACAGAGTTATAAACACCCTCATTGATCCCAAAACCATGAATAATGTTAAGTTTATTAAGCATCCCTAAATGCGTCATACCTTTTTCTATTAAAGTGTCATATACATTTTCAGCCTGTTCTATAAATATTTGCATTTTTATATTTAAGAATACTTTTTAAGTGATGTCAAACGTCATAATTGAGTTATCCACAAGAAAATTTTTAATCCGTAACATCACTATTGATTTTTAAGATTATTTAATATTAAATTTGATTTGTAACAATATTAAATACAGAATCAATATTCGTCATAACAAAGAACTAATAAAAAAAACAAAAAAATTAGCTCTTTATCTTGAATATTTTTTTAATAAATTATAATAATGGGGAGAAATCATGGGAGAGATACTATCAATGTCTAAGTTTGGTAAATCTAAGCTAGGTCAATATATAACTGATAATCAAATAAGCCAGCAACTTATAGCCGAGATATGCAGCGTAAGAAGAGAAACAGTCAGCCGCTGGTGTAATCTTAAATCTGACCTATCACCAGTTCAAAGAATTACCCATGAACATATTAATACTTTAATACAGGGCCTATATGAACAAAGAGATATAGAAGCAAACCCAGAGGATTTAGTAGATGATACTATCTTAAAATCTAGATGCGTTCCCTGCGTTGGCATTATGGACGATGATGCCGAAACTATTATATTAAGAAAGGGTGAAGATGTTAAATTTGTAGCTCATTACCCAGATGATTACTTATGCCTAAAATTGCCCCTACCTCAGAGGACTCACTATTATTTAATTAAATCTAAGAAGCTAGATCCCTATAGCTCATTAATTGCTAATAAAGCTGGATTAATTGTTTTTAAGGATATAAGGCTTCATCCTTATTTCGGCATAGACTTCAAAATAAATCATATTCAAGATGAAATAGGCGTAACCGGCATTAAGGAATTTCAGTCTCTTATGTTTAAAGACCATGAAAAAGTTTTAGCAAAACCACAAAAGATTTTTGATATAAAAAAAATTGATTATATACAATTATTCGTTGGAACTCAGGTTATCTATGAATAAGGAAAGTTTATTAAAAAACATAGCTATTAGCAATGCTAGGCTTTTAAACAATAAAGATAAAAAATTTAACTATGATGTTAATTGGACAGATCTGCCCTTTGATGAATTAATAGAATCTGCTTTAACATTATTTCACGTGGCCCAGATGCAGCAAATTTCTGTTATGTCTTTAAACATTCAAAGAAATTTAGAAGATCTTACATTAGTCGAGACAATGGTAGAGTTATTTTTCTGGAGAATAGCTAGAAGCAAATGCCCCTTTTTAAGTACCTCTGGAGTTAAAGATTCCTTAAATGGTTATGATTTTGATTTTAGCTTATCTGCTGTGACCGGAATGATGACTAAATTAAATAAAATTAAATTGCTTATCAGAGTTCCATATAAGGAATTAAATGAATATCAACAAGAAATGACAAAAGATTATAAAGCGCCTAAATTTGTTTATATGGTTAATACTGATATTCTGCCGCGAGGAATTGATCAACCTAAAAATTTTCAAATGGAATACTACAATAAAAAGCAATTAAATGATTTTACAAATGATAAAATAGGTACAGCAGCTATTGCAAATCCATTAGGGGAGGTATTAGAAAAATTTGAAGAAATTTTACTTTTATGTCCTAAAGATATTAGAGAGCAATTCGCTAGTAAAATTTTTCCAGACGATAATAATTAAAGTTTCATTTTAATGATGATCCCACTCTTAACGTCACGCGCGTAACGTCACGCGAGCTAAGTGATGTATTAAATCATATTTGACGTTTCACAACATATCCTTTTTAGTACTCCTATGGGAGTTATCAATTTATTAGAAGAAAAAGAAAAGCGCTTAATAGTTCGTACAAAATTATTAAGTGAAAAAACTCGCCACGAAAAAATAAGGCAACTATTAAAGGAATTAAAATGAATATTGAAAAAATAATAACGCGTACTAATTTTGCCAGCTTATTAGATTTAACTGAGCAAGAGATTTTTAAAATGGAAAAGGAACATAAAATAACTAAAAGTTTTACTATACCCGAATTAGGCAGGACAAAAGTTTATTGGAGAGATGAGGCTCTAATACTTAAAAAAGAAATTAAAAAACAAAGCCGTTTAAGCTCTAATCAAAGAAAGACTGATCTAAAATGCTTAATTTATGGAGACAGTAGTTTATCTAACCAAAGTTATTTTATTTCTAACAGATCTAATGGAGCTTTTATTACTAACCCAGAATTAATACTAAAATTGCCAGTTAATTGTTTTCTTTATAAAAAAAAGGATCTTCAAAGTTTTGACGACATAAGGCCAAACATGGATACGCTTATTAAGTGCGCATACAAAGGTGATAAAAAATATGTCCCTGTAAATAGAGTTACGCCAGAAAAATTAATAGAATATGCCAATGATTTATTAAACGCTGAATTTTCCGGCAGCTCTAAAAAAAATAAAAGGACAAGAGGCGGAATTAAAAAAACTTTAGATCAGTGGCGGGGTTTTTTTAAATGGTTTTATGAAGATTCAATAGATATAACTCCGTTCAATGTTACCCATTTAGATACTTTAATAAAACATTTTGCTCAAGGTGAAATTAAATGAGTGAAGTTAATCGAGATTTAGAAAAAGAAATTAAAGAATATTATGAAAACCCTATAGAGGTAGAAGGCTTAAAGTTAAGTCCAGCTATGACAATAGTAAAAACTAGCAATGATATAGATGTTATTACTAAGGCTTTAAGTGCTGCCCAAGGGGAATTTAAAGAAGTAAAAAAGGACAGCTCAGCCAATCATACTTTTACATTTGCATGGGCCTCTTTAGTTTCTATTGAAAACGCTACAAAAGAGGCTTTAGTAAAGCAAGGTATTTGCTCTATTTTTCAAACCGAAAAAGATCCAGATGGTAAACTTTATATTACTTATAAGATTATGAAGGAAAATCAATATCTATCTGCAAGTCTCCCCCTACTCCATGAAAGCTCTAAAAATGATAATCAGGCAATGGGTAAGGCTATTAGTTATAACCGGCGATATTTAAAATATATGATGCTGGATTTAGCAGCAGATGACAACGATATAGACAACGGCCCAGAGAGAGTTAAACAACCTGCATATAATCAATACAAAAAAGGATAATGGCGTTTAAATTTGGCGATACCCTAGTAGGAATTAATAATAAAATTTATTTACAAAACAAGGCTAAACAAATGGAACAAAGAGAAAAAAAACCAAAAGAATATTACCTCAACCCCTTAGAGTTACTATCTATTTATATTAAAAGAAATTTTAGTGAGCAAGGCAGAAATATTGGTATAGAGTATCAATCTTGTTTATGTGAAATTCCATTTAGATTTTTAAAATTATTAGCTGATATTATGGGCTATAGACTTGTAGAAAAATCTGAGGGATCAGGAAAAGCTTCAATATTAGTAACTGGTAAACTTTGGCTAAATGACATTGCTGATCAGTTTAAAAGCAACGCCCACCTCCAATTTTTAACCCACAGCCCAGCTGATATAGATTATCTGGCCAATAGAAATCAAAATGACAGGCTTAATTCTGATCAAGGGGACGTTAATTCTAGGGCTGCAGCTTATAAAAACAAAGATAATCAAGAGCAAAAATATAACCCAGAAGGATACTCAGAAGATGTCCCATTCTATAAATAATTTTTATTCATATGAAAGTGAAAACGCCCAAATGAGTAGTGACGATGTTTGTCGCGTTACATGGGCCAGAGACTATAAGAAAAGTAAAAGCGCTACTATGCAACGCCTGTACCGCAGAGTGAATACCTATACTTTCCCACAACCAGTACAAAGACTGGGAGGAAAAAAAAGGCAAGTCTGGTATTTTAATAATGAGGAAGTCTGGAGGTTTAACCATCTTAAATCTGGAGAAATAACCTATGAGAAATAAACTTTAAGAGGCTTTTTAAGCCTTACATTTGTGAGATTGTATTGAACGGATTTTTACTAGCAGTATGTTTTTTTAATATTCATGGGAATGCTGCGGATGATTTAATTTTGATTAAAGCTAAAAATCAAATTGTAGGAGAGTACGCCCTAAATGAAAGTTAATTTTGAAATATTATTTATTATTTTATGCGTTCTTTTTTTAGTCTTTTCTATGGGGTTAGTTAATAAAAACTGGCAGGACCTAAACAAAGAAATTGAGGTATGTAATGAGCATTAATCCTCCTTATAGGCTATATGAAGATGGAAACGATAGATCTAACCAGCAAAATGCAATAGAGATGCTAATGGATAAATGGGATTTTGTTGCTGAAGATTGCGGCCCTCAATATCCTTTAGATTATATTTGTAAAAGAGATAATAAGTATGTGGCTTTTGTAGAAGTTAGAGTTAGATCTAATTCTCTTAATACTTATCCCACTGTTATTTGTTCGTTAAAAAAGTATAGCTTTGCTAAAGATAAAGGTAAATTATTCACTATACCGGTATTATTTCTAGTTAAATGGCTGGGCTGTGGATCTATTGGATATGTGGACATGATGACCGTAAAAACAGAGCTAGGAATGCAGTATAAAGACTATAGGAACGATAAGCGCGATATAGGGCCTATCGTTCATTTCCCCATAAAATCCTTTAATTTGCTTTAAGGTCAATTCCTTAATTATCTTTTAGCATTCATCCAATCATTTAGATCATCTTGACGATACATAGCTTTACATTTTTTATTTGCTCGTACACTTTTTGGAAATATACCCTCGCTTTCCCATCTTTGGATAGTAGCCGCTGATTTACCCATTAAAAGTGCAACTTCAGTCCTTGATAGTAAACGATTTTTATCAAATGTCATAATAGCCTCCTATAAATATATAAGGAGTCTATCGTATATGCTTAACGTAATACATAATTATAAACGTACAGTTGTAATACAGTCTAGGCTTACTGATCCCTAATCCGTTGCTCTAGCATTTAAAGGGCAGCCCTTACATTACCTTTGCTTTCATCAGTTAGTTTATAGTCTTGAACATAGATAGAGGCTGTCACTGTCTCATTGCTATGCCCTAGCAACTGAGATACATCAGCTAAACTAATTCCCTTTCTTATAAGTTTCGTAGCAAAATAATGTCTAATGTCATGCACTCTTATCCACTTATCACCACCTACGCTTAGATCTCCAAATAGATTTTTATTTGTATTATTAAGAGTTCTATAAAGAGAATTTCTTTTATCAAATTCGCCAAAAGTATTAGGAAAAACAATATCGTTTTTTTGTTCAATAAGAGGCATAGATTTTTTATAATCCATTAGATCCTTATAAAGCTTTTCAGAAATAATTTTATCGCATTTTTTTCTGTTTTTAAGATCTGTTAATTTATTCTCTACTGAATGAAATTGCTGCGTAATTTTTATTTCTGGCAAGCCATTATGATCTAGAATAATCTTATCCCACGTAAGCCCAGTTAGCTCATTACGTCTGCATCCAGTTTCAGAATAAAACCTCCATTGAAGATCTATTTTGTTGGTCCTGTATGCAGCTATTTCTTTTCCTCTGTTTTGATTGCCGGTATAATACTGTTTTAGCATCGCCTCATAAACATATTTAATATGATCATCAGTCACCCTTAATGCTTTAGAGTTTTTTGATTCTTCTTTGCTGGGTTCTGGGATAGGTTCGAAATGTTCCCATATATCTCTTTTTTTATATTTTTTTGAAAGTTTCCTACAACCCATTTTAATCGTACTTAAATATTTTTTAAATGTTGTATACTTTCTAGCCTTATTAGAAATTTCATCCCACACAAAACCGCCCTTTTGAATATTCCTATAAAGTTCTCTAGCAAAAGTATCGACATCTAATTTATCAAATTCTTGATCTCCGGCAATCTCTACAAATTTTTTCATTGCGCAAAATTCAAACTCCAAGGTTTTTAACGAAGGTTTATTAAAAGTTCTATAATCATTAAATCTTGTGTTGGCATACCAGTAGCCTAAAGATGAATCTTTATCATTTGGAATAAGTTTTTTTTGTCCTTGATTACTCTGGGGATCATTAACTAATTTTCCTACTCCGAAAAATTCTTTAATTAGAAAAATTCCATTATCATAATCTGGATTAGATTGACTAATTATTTTCTTAGCGTGATCCTCTACCTGAGATTTATTTTTTTTACTGGCTAAAATTTTTACTCTTTTAGATCTACCTATTAAGCTTTGATTAACTAAATTATCTGAATAAGCATAGTATCTAAAATCAATTCTCCAGTAATCTTTATTCTTTTCATTTATTTTTTTTATTGTGTAATCCATTTTAAAACTCCCATTAATATTAAGAAGTATACTTGATGTGATGTCTCGCGTCAATTATTTAGGCATATAAAAGGCATCTAAAATGGTGTTTTTTGATGATAATGGCTGATTTACGGGGGTTTTGTCTGTATCTGCATCTAGTCCCAAACCAGATGCGCTACCTGACTGCGCTACGCCCCGAACATTAATTAAACCCTCAACTTTGAACGTGAGTAAAGGTTTTGAGCTTATAACACTAAAGCGAAATGAAAGCTAGTAATATCTAGTGTAACGTGGCGAAATAACTTTTTAGGCATCTAAAGGCATACCAGAGGCATTTTTTTATGTTTTATTAAACTTATTTACTAGCTGTGATTTTAATAATTTATCATTAATATTTTCACCACCTACCATGACTTCGGCAATTATAGTACCTTCCATAATTCTAGTTTTTACTGAAAACCTTTTAGGCATAATATCAATTAAATAGTTTTTAGCCTTTTCTCCCTCTATTCCAGATGGGGAGTTTATATTTAATAATTTTACTTTTATATTTTGCAAAATAACAGAAAAACCCAAGTCAATATTACAGCGTATAGTGTCACCAGATACCACCCTTATTAATCCCGCCTTATAGATATACATTTTTATTTTTCTTGTATTGTTTGAGTTTCTAAATCGAATTTATAGGCATCTGTATTTAATGACTTAGAGAATACAAACCCAATCGAGGGAGATCTATGTTCCAGCAATTCAGATTTATTTTTTAAATTGCCGTAGCCTTCGTACCATTGTAATAAATTTCCATCTAGGTCATAAAAATAACCTTTTAATAATTCTAATGTCATCGTTTTAGTTCCGTTACAGTTAAGCCAGTTCCAGAAAAAATACCTAGTGAATAAGAAGGCTCACCATCAGTATATAAAAATAATCCATATTTAGATCCGGTAGTTCCAATCACATCACCAGAAGTGTCAATTGAAGAAGTTGAATAAGTAGCCTGAACTCCATCATCAAAGTTTCTAGAGTCTGGCTCTTGATCTCCTAAAAATTGTGCTGAACTTCCCGATCCTGTGGCTTGCTCGTAATAGCTTTGACCTGCTATTTTTTGTAAGACTACAGCAGTCGAATATGCGTTCGGCGACCAAGTTGATTTTTTTTGAAGCATTGCATTAGCAATTAAATTAAAACCAGCTATATCACTTGCAACTACTCCTAGAGTTATTTCAGCTATCATTATTCCTTGTAATGTACTGATAGATCCGCCGCTGTTGGATGAATAAGAGATAGAGTCTCTTATTGTAGAAAGTGATGCGTTCCCTGACTGTATTGCGCTAAACATACTAGAGACTGCATTAAGAGTTATATTGTTCGTATTTACAGTAGAAAATGTAGCGGTAGTTTCACTAGAATATGCAGAAGCCACTGCGCTAGTATTTACGGCCCTAACTGTAAAATAATATGTTTGATTTTGATTGAATGTAGTTGAGTCATAAACTAAATTATATTCTTGATTAGCTGACCTTACAGCATCAATAGATCCTATAAGATTTTTAGTTCCGCCAGAGGATGTTGAGTAATATATTTCAACTGATTTTAAATCTTTTTCACTGGGATTAGTCCAAAATAAAGTAATAGCCAAAGGATCACTCGATGCAGATAAACCTGTTGGAGTTGATGGAGCGGAGGTGGAAGCTGGTATATTAATCTGCTGCGTAGTATTAAAAGCGCTATAATTACCCGCCATATTTCTACCGCGCACCTTTACATCATAACTACGACCAGAGCTTATTCCCACTATTGGTAATTTTGTCATTGTCTCGCCACACCTTTACTTTTTTCAAAACTTCTACTTGCTGATAATCCTAACATTCCCATTAATACTGGATAAAGCATTGTTAAATCAAATTCTGGAAACATAAAATCTAAGCCAAAGGCTCTGCAAATGACCTCTAAAATAGGCTGTATTATTGCGTGATATGTTAGCGCTAAACCGCACGACCAACCGATAAAAGGCCTCCAGCCGCTTACAAATAAAGATTTGTGCCTTGCTTCTTGTTTGTTAACCTCAATTTGGGCAATATCAATATCTTTTAAACCAGAAATTAACTCTAGCTCTATTTTAGCTTTAAGATCTTTGTCTGGAATAAATTTATCCAATACTTTCACCATGTTAGGCAATAAAGTTAAAATATTCATTTAAAAAGATAAGTTAAGCAAAAGACCAATAATGGAGGCTGTACTTGTCATTAGTATGACCTCCAATCTCATTAATCTAGATTTAATATTATCATATTTTTCAATACACAATTTTTCATGCGCTGAAATTCTCTCATCTAAAATATTTGAATTTTGCTTAATCATTATACATCCCTTAATACACTTAAAGTTTCAAAATCTGTTTCTGTTGTATCTTTCCAGTAAATATCATAATCAACAATGTGGGGATCTTCTGGATCATCTACTATTGTTACCTCTACAACATCTTGAATTGTTCCATCTTCTCCAGTAGTAGAGACAACCGCCAATGATGATGCTGGCACAGCTACAGTCATATAATTAGTAGCAACTGGTGCGGTTGTTTGTGTATATCCAATTTCTTCAGCGCTAGTCCATTCATATACTAAAGCGTCCGTCTCTTGCAACATAACAGAAACGCCTAAAGTATTGCCTTGGTTTTCTAAACTCCAGTTAACAATTTCAAATGTTTTGTTTTCATATCCAAGCGCCGGTAAAGTTACGTTAACTACCTGCATAGGCTCTAGTGCAAATTGTTTTAAAGATAAAAGCATTGTCATGTTAACTTGCCTTCTATTCTTTTCTAAATAAATCTTAGCTATTCTTTCACAAGTAACAGAATTATTAGTCATGGGTAATGGTAATTCTTTTTCTAATACTTCGCCATCTTCTGTAATTGCTGTTGTAGATTTAATAGTTGCGTAGTCTGCCGGCACGTTGTCCGTTTCATCACCCATAAAAATACCTTTTATGGTGTTGAATTGATCTCTACGTGAGTTTTTACTATGTATGTCTAAAACACCTACTATATCATCTTCAGTAATAGTTGCAGTAGGTGATCTGTACTCTCCGCCGTATAACTTAAATTTCCCTCCGCTATAAGTCATATTTCCTGCAAGCGATGATAGTAAAGTTTCTAAATTATCTTGAAATGAGGTAGCTGTATCTAATACACCATTACAGGCATATCTTTTTTGAGTAGAGCTATCGTCTAAAGTGATTAGCTCATCACATAAGTTAGCAGCAGAGCTAAAAGTTGTATCATCTATTCTAGATGTTGGTACACCTAAACCATACTGCGTATTCGTTAAATAGTCCCTAATTGCTAAAGCTGGGTTATCGCTCCAAGACGTTAAACCATCCCTAGGATCATATAATTTAGCTCCTTTTGCTTTTACTGTTAAATTCGGAATACCATTCACGTAAATTTCTTGGTTATAGCCAAGAATCATAGGTACGCAAGCTATTCCATCAAAAGTATCTGAAGCTGTTAAATCAGTATATGTAACAAAATTAGTATTTTGTGTTTGTCCTGTTTGTCCTCTCATAGATGAATCCAGATTAGCAAATCTACCAATAGAAGGGGTAGGATTGTATCTTGATGGAGCTTCAACTTGTCCATTAACTATAGTTAATTCCTCACCATCAAAATAAAATGTTTCAAATTCTTCTACTTCATGTCCAGCTATACCTAATAAAATATACAGATTTCCCCTGTTAATTTGTCCACCTTGTTCACTTTCTGAAATATAAAGAATTGTGCCACCTAATACAGCCCTTCCATAAACTATTTTTCTACTTTGAATTGGACTTCTAACTGTATCAGTTCTACCCATCATAGTAGCCATTTTAGGCATCATGGCCTGAGCTGCAAAATATAACGGCACGCCAGTAATAATCGCTGTAGATGTCCAAGCTATAGCGGTATATGCGGCCATTTGACCTGCAGTAATTGCTCCAGTTTGAAGCGGCCCAATAAAAGCAGGATTAACACCAGTTAATGCCCCAGCTATCCAATTAGCCGCTCCGACTATGGCTGTTCCTATTGCTTCCATATTAAATCCTTAAACTTCTAATATTAAAAAAATTCTCACCAACATCTAAATCAAAACTTTTTAATCCATCTTTAGCGGGAGCTATTAATTTATTTTTATAATAAACAAGCGATAGATCTTTAAAACTATCATCTACTCTGGCGATGGTGCTAGTAACTACATCGCCATCTTTTAATTTATTTATGTTTTTATGCTGTCTAAAACGTGCATCAAAAATATCGAACATTGATTTATATTTTAATTTTATCATTAATTTTTTGACGCTGTAAATGTCATGCCATTCCCCAATATCTTTAGCGTGATTAATACCTGTTACTATTTCCACAGCTTCATTAGCAAATAAAATGCAATCATTAGCACCCCATTTAAAAGGCTCTAGTAGTTTACGTTCTACGAAATCGTCTAAAATATTCATTTAATTAATAAATAATTCCTTTTCTTAAAATATCTTCTATTTGTTGATCTAATTCGGCCTGAGTAGGTGTTTTTACTACTTTGGCTATTTGACTATAAGGAATCCCCCATAATATCTCCTTATTTTGTAGATCCGCTACATACCTTAATGATGTATCAGTATTGTTTGTTAGGGCTAACTGATCCTCATTAGTGAATCTGCTTATTTTAGTACGTTTTAAATTTATTAAAGAAGACTCTACACTTAAAGTGATATTTGAAGTGTCACCATTTAGTGTAATATTCATAGTATCCATTAAACCAGTAAATATTTCATAAGGCGTAACTGTTAATTGACCACTAACTAAACATCCAAAAAATATAGTACAATTTCTATTTTGATAAGTTTCGTATAGTGCGCTAGTCATTAAATTAGAAGGAATACCACTTAAAGATAAAGTAATGCCTTTTGCTTCAATTTTATTTGATTCTCCAATAGATGATATGCCGCCTAATTGGCCCGCCCCTATATAAACTTTAGAATTAATCGTTATATTTCCATAACCGGTCCATAATCTTACGGCTGGATCAACTACTTTAATTCTACCACCCATGCCCGAATGATTAGCGCACTTATACCAGACTTCATCCGGCGCGTTAGCAGGAACAATCCAAGTATTTTTAGCACCCGCACTTCCAGCAGTTCCGCTATAAATTTGTCCACCTACTAGAGTCGCTCCATCTTCGCTTGTTACAATAAATAATGGATGATTTGTATTAGAGCTATCCGATTGATCAAATATAACTGTATTGCCTCGCGCTACAATAAAATCATATTGTTGTAATCCGTCTATTTGATATCTATTACCTTCTCCAGTTGCCATAACTAATGTATCAAAAGTTCTGCTAACTATTCCGCTAAAGTCGCAATCAACAGCATAAAAAGGCTCTACTACATCGCCAGCAATTTGAGATGAAAAATTTATATTTCTAGACATAAAAAAAACTCCGCATTTTTTAAATTAACTTATAGATTCAATAGCTGTAAATCCCAAACCATATAAAGAGGCTTGATCAATATTATAATTCATTTCATTACTTGCCATTCTAAATATACCAGTAGCGTTTGTAGTTGTTATGGCTTCTGCGCCTGTTAAGTTAGATCTAAGAGCTGGATATATATCTAATACAACATTACCGCTAGAATCTGTATTTGAGTTTGTAAGGACCTTTAATAGCTGTTTACTGCTGCCGGTTAAAATACTTATAAAGTCACCTGCTTTTAACCAATTTGTTGTAGATGCTGTTGCGCCTGTTACTGATAAAGATTGAGAGTTAGCCGAATGTGAACCGTTGACTGTTGGAGTACCTCCGCCATTTCCTTGAGGTGTTAAGCTGTCAGGATTAGGCTGCATATAAAACGTACCTTGCATACCTCGCAGGGATGTTAACCACGCTATCCATATTTCAGCGTTTTCGCGTTTTAACGGTACAAGTCTTACATCGGCTTGCCAAGTTTCACCGCTCCACTTATAAACTTGCTGTTGATAAGTAAAAGGGGAAATATTAATTCCATTTGTTGATAGTGCTGTTAAAGTTACAGATTGAAATGATGTTGTGTCAGGTAATGTTAAAGGATAGGTAATAGTCATTTTTTATTTCCTTAATCTTGCATCTTGTACTGCACCTTTAGATACTTGTGCAATAGCTGGCAGTAGTTGTAGAACTTCACTTCTAACTGAAGCCTGTATACCTGTAGCAAAATTAATATTTTGTACTACTGTAACACCGCCACCAGATCCACCCATTTTGTGATTAGGGATAACTCTACCAGATGAATTAGGAACAAATAGTTCTGGGCCACGCTCTCCAACTATATAAGGCGTTCCCCCTCTGGCTGGACCGCCAGCGGCGCGTTTAGCTAACCCGTCAATCATGCCAAGTCCTCCAGCTAAAGGATTAACTAACATTTGAGCTACAAAAATATTTATTAATGAGCTAATTATGACTTTGCCTAAATCTTTAAAGGCATCGCTCATTTTTTTAGTGCCAGCTAATACCTGCTCCATTGTAGAGCCAAAAGCATTGCCAAAACCCACTAAAGCAGTAGTTTTTAGTTCGCTAAAACTAGTTGTTAATGCGGCTAAAGGCTTTTGAGCATCTCCGGCGGTATCATTTAGATTTGAAGAAAGGGCAATTATACCTTCATTGGCCGCACTTAATGAATTACCAAATGCATTATCGAACATTACTGTTAAATCGGCAATTTTTTCTTTAAGGGTTTTTTCAGCGTCTGGGCTAACTTCAAGAGCTGGATCTATTAGCATTCCCTTGCCTAGCAATGCAAAAGGATTAAATAAATTTGCTACTTTTTTTACAATATCTATTGCTTTTAATTCTTGGATGTTTTTTAACAAGATAGCACTAGATATTACAGCTTGATTTAAAAACGTCACAAAACCAGCAATAAATCTTAATGCTGATTTTATAGCATCTGACATATCTTGAGCCGCTCTGGCTGGCCCTCCATCCAATACCCATGCTTCCAATACTTTAAGTGATACAGATAAGAAAGCTTCCATAAATGGAACTAAGGCAACAACTAATGTATTTCCCACTCCTTGTAAAACCACTTTAAGGGTATGAAACATATCTACAAATTTTTCTACTTTTGCAGATTGCTCTCTGCTTAATGATATGCCTAAATCTTCGGCTTTTTTTTGAAATTCTCTAATAGCTTTAGATCCGCCATCAAATAAGAGCATTAACTTTAAACCAGATTTACCCATTAATTCGCCGGCTATTGTTGCTTGTTCTTGTCTGGTTTTTAATTGTCCAATAGCATCAGCGACGGCTAAAAATCTTTCATTAGGTTGAAGCTTGTTTAAGTCTTTAAAAGAAATATTTAAAGTTTTTAAAGCATATTTGGCTTGCCCAATACCCTGAGATGCTTGCCCTAGATTAAAATCTAATTTTTGCAATCCCTTTTGTACTGTTTCAATGCTTTCACCAGCTAATGCAGCGCCATACTCAAAGCCGCCTAGTTGATGCGTAGTAAGGCCCAGACTATCAGCCATTTTTTTATTAGTATCAATGCTTTCTAAGGTTTTTTTAATAAATAGACCTATACCACCAATACCAATAGCACCTACGAATGCACCTTTTAAAGAAAAAACGCTTTTTCTAAGTTTGTTAAGACCTCTGCCTACTGATTTAAAAGCATTTTTAGTCTTATCTTTTGCGCGTAGCTGATATTCAACCTTTTTTGCCATTATTAATCCTTTTTGACTCTAGATGATAGAATGCAAGCCAGCCCATAAATTCATCTATTGTCATATTTCTAATATCTTCTAGTGTTAAATGTAAGCGATCAGCCACTTGGTACATGGCCATTAAATGACTGTCGCCGACTATTTTTTTTCAGAAGTTTCCAGACTTACGTCATCAGCAAATAGCTTTTGAAGTATCTCGCCGGCTATATTAGTCACAAATGAGACATCCATGCCTAAAAAAACCTGCCTATCGGCTTCATCAAAGATTCTTTTACCTTCTTCATCTTTGGCTTTAATCATAATAAGATCTAATAAACTGCTAAAGCTTGGAATGTCACCATTGCTTATAGTCTTATAAAAGTCTGGATGGTTTTTTCTAATTCTCTCATCCTCTCGGACAGTCATCTTAGTAAAATAGATATTTAAGGGCTGATCTTCAGCTCCTAACTCAGCAACTTGGATGCAGAATTTTTCTTGCTCCAATTGCATCGCTTTCATGCGATCACTAATAAGGCTCATAATTAAGGTGCAGTAGATTCTGCTAAAGTTCCAGATCCTGTTAAACTGACATCTGCAGTGAAAACTCCGTTAGCTTCACCAGTCCACGATAGACTAGACATAAGCGCTGAACCTGTTAAATATTTAGCACCCGTTGCAGTGCCTTCATAATAAAAGCTAACTTCTACTGTTCCGGTGTTACCGGCTGTAGCTGTAAGTATTGCAGTAGTTGCCGTATCTGCAGCATCATAGAATATACTTAAACTTCCAGTCCAGCTATCAAGTGTATTTACAAAAGTCTTTGCTGTTGTTGATATTGCAGATGTTTCTGCGTTATCTACTGTTTTGTCAATGCTAAAACTGCTGCATTGTAATAATGTATCTGATCCAATTTTAATAACTGCATCCGATCCTGTTGCATATGCCATATTTTACTCCTGTTATAATGGTTGACTAGCGCTCAATACGTTATTCATGTATCGAATTTTATAGGATAATGTGACCGTTCCTATCGGCTTCTCCCCTTCTGAGGTGAATGCAATAACTGTATTCTCTAAATATTGAGTCACAGCTAAGTTATTTAATGTAAGATCTGCCCCTAGAGCATTTTCTACCTGTAGGGCTATCGTATCTAATGTGTCCTCTATGCCGGTATTAGCTTCTGCGTAGCCAATAATAATAAGATCTAATTCTCTATCTAATGTAACGTCTGGGCCTATAGTGCTAATTTCACTATTTTCATTTTCAGTATAAATTTCTAAACAAGGTAATTGAGACTGCGTTAAATTATAAAGCCTTGTATCTTGAATATTGCTCCCAGTTAAAGGTAGCCCCGTAAGATCAGAAACGACTCTGGTTCTTATTTGTTGTCTGATATGTGTCATGTGTTATTGCCGCTGCAAAATTAAGAGGCTTATGTTAGTGCCATCTCGTTCAATTATTTTGACTTTGAAGTTTTGATCAATATTATTTACTGGTATGATCAAAGTGTCATCCTCCTTGCCCCCTGTAGGGATGTCAGATGTTTTAATAGTAAATTGTGGTTGTGAGGTTGAAACCGGAGCATTTAGTTCATCAAATCCAGAATAGAAATCATTAGTAAATACTCCAGTAACAACATAATTATCGTTATTACTTGCTAATCTCCATGTAGCCGTACTGGCAAAATCATTGAGATTAAAAAAAGCATCATTCGCTAGGTTTAGCATTGTCTATTTCTATTTTTTGGGTAGAAACTGGCTCAGATTGTTCTAAATTATAGGTAGCAATCTTTTTATCGACAAGTTTATCAGCATACACGCCGCCAACATCAATAATATCGCCTTTTTTTTGAGATATTCCTAAGATTTCTGTTTTCACAAGTAATTTTACTTTAGTCACGATGATTCACCTCAGATGATTTAGTTGCTTTATCAGATTTTTTAACTTTTGCTTTTTCTTTAGTTTCTGCAGCAACTCCAGTATTAATTAAAAATTTAGCCTCTGGTAATTCCAGATCGACTATTGATCCAGCTAATTTAGTTAAACCATTGAGTCGGGTGCTTTTTAAGATTGTTATTTTCATAGTATTCAAGGGAACGGATTTCTCCGCTCCCTTCCCTTGATAATCGTTAAGCGTTAAAGCCATTAGACTGATACACAAAATGCGAGAGGATGTTTCACCGCAAAATCAACACTACTTAAAGCAATGACGCGTAAACCGCCCTGTAAAGCAAGCGCTGAGCTATCACTGATAACCTCTAGTCCACCCCAAGTTGCTACTAAGAACTCTGAAGAAAAATCTCCGAGAACCCAAGTATTAGCAGTTACTTGTGAGCTGATAAGTACAGATCGACCATCTAGGCGGCCATCTATAGAAGCAACTGGAGATCCAGCGCCATTTGTAGCTAGTGACTTAGTTAAGCCATACTGAGCAGGTGTAGTAATCCAAACTGCATTAGTTCCAAGATCTACGTTGGAATTATATACCGCACTTTCCATAGCAATTAGCTCGGCATAAGTAGGCGCTCCACCTGCTAAAAAACCTGTCGCATTTACACCGGCGGTGAACTCAATGCCCCGCGGTGATGCTGCAACTGCTGCAGGATTACCAGCAATAGCTGCTTGATCCCATGCAGTACCCATAGCTTGTAGTAATTGTCTACGAACCATAGCTTCAACACTGAACCCGTTTGTGTTTTGGAGCAGCGTTCTAGTCATATCAACAAAACACCCATTAGTGTGTTCAGCTAAAAGTACGCTATCAAATGCTGGATCTGAAGCTGCTACATTAACGCCCTCTCCCACCCAATTAGAGGTAGAATTTGCGGTCGTTCTGGGAATTGAGATATTGCCTAGGTTATTAGCTAAAACGATGGGATTTGAAGCTAAAACAGTACTAAATGGAGTTAAAGCATCAATCATATCCTGATATCTAAGATCTGTATAAACAACAGGCGCTGCAGATCCTACAGCCGTTGATAATACTCTTTCTTGAGTAGAAGACCATTTATTTGTTACATCTTCAGGAACAAAAAAGCCTTTAGTTTCACGGCCAATTTTCTTGCCATGCGCTCTAGATGCTTCAAATTCAAATGCAGCTTCTTCCATTGGAATTAAGCCAGCTTGTGCCTTTGCAGCTTTAACTATACTAAACTCTCTAGTTTCTTTTTGAGTTAAGCCAACTTCAGCAGTTTCTAAAGGTTTATTTTCAATTTCTTGAAGTAAAGCGCCTCTAAATGAGTTTAAAGATACACCTTTTGCAACTGCTTCGTCTGCTAGATGTTTTTTCTCATGCCTTGATGCTAGTGCATAAATTTCACTAATATCCTTTTCTCTTTTAGCAACTGCTTCTGTTGTTGCTACTTTTATTTGAGCGTCTAAGTTAGTTTCTCTAACTCCTTCAGCTACTACTTCTGCTTCTATTACTTTTTCCATCTTAATCTCCTTAATAATGGGTTTTTGTTGTTGTAATGATAACGAACGGCCTAGGCCTACGGATTGATCGGCTGCCATACTGACAACTGACACCTCCAGAGGCGTAAATTTTGCTCTATAGGTTTCTTCGTCTGAATCTATATCTACTTCGCGCTCTAAGTTATCTATTGAATAGCCAATAGAAATTTGGCTTCTTATATTATCTAAAACGTCCTCAAACACTTCATTAGCTCTTGCAGATTTACCAAATCTAACAGTTGCGTAGAGCCGTCCCTGACTCTCATCTAATCTAGTGCCTTCGATAACGCCTATTTGGTCGCGGCTGTTGTGGTCCATTAATAATGGAGCTTTGTTATTCAGCCTATCAAGATTAACGTCACCCGCCCTATGTGATAAGACTTCCCAGCCAAAATCACGCAATACGGGAGATTCAGAACTAACAGCCATGCTTATTGTTCGGCTATCTACTTCGTCCCTCTCAAATTCTAATGGAAAAGCTGCACGATGCTCTATATTCTTTTCCTGTTTAGTGTCAGTTTTAGTTTCATCTACAACCTCACTATTTTCAATAGTCATTTCCTCTGTTTCATCTTCTGTAATTTCTACTGTTTCATCTTCATAAGATTCAGCTTTAAGAAATTTAACAGTATAAGAGTCATCATCTTCAATAATTTCCTCTATATGTCTTTTTTTTATTTCTTTATTCATTATTTTCCTCACTGGTGTTAATTTCTCCATCTTGATCAAATGGTACGCCCGTTTGTGCGTTATATTTTGTGCCATAAGGCTCATAAGCCAGATCAATATTCATTTTTTCAGCTAAACCTGCTTGTGCATCTAATTCTGAGAAATGAGTACTTAACTGCTTTCCTGACTGATTTAATACGTCCTGCATAGTTGCTAGACCGTTATTTATATTCATAGCGTTGGCTTGCGCCTCTTTAAGAGGATCAACGGAGTGATAACCTCTAGGATTAAATGTTACTGGCTCAGACCATTTATTAAATCGGGCCATAGGTAAATTTAAAGTGCCGGATGTAATCGCCATTTCTAACCATTTTCTATAAACCGGAATGCAAAAGTGACTAATCACAAAAGATTGACTAGCTTTATATCCATCACGTTCATCTAATAGCCCGACACGGGCTGACGAATAGCTAGTTTGCGTCAAATCATTGGATAAGGACGCATAAGACACCCCCAAACCAGAGGCTATTGTTCTTAGCATTGCTTTATCAAATTCACCTACACCCGTGTTCGGATGATTCCAGTTAGCAAATTCTATATCTGTTCCCTGCGGTAATAGATCTATTGTCGCTGGCTCAAAATTCATAGCTGGCATAGTGCCGGCCTCGCCATCTAAAAAGGATTCCGTAGACATTGAATCGCCAACAGGTGTTTTAATAAATGCCATTTTGGAAGCTGCAGCCTTAGAGGCTACTAGCTCTGATAATCTAAAATCTTGTAACCACTTTATAGCCGTCATCGTTGAGGCTAATTTCTGTGGGTAACCTCTAGTTTGTCCGAATCTATCAGGATCGAATAAATGTAACATTTTATTAGCCGCTATCCTGCTTGGCTGATTTGATCCATTGTATGTGCTATTGGTCGCTACAGTTGTGGTATATGGATTAGGATTAATCCAATAAGCAAGAGGTTTTTGAGTAAGATTATCAATCTCAACTCCCATTTTAATTATATTACCGTTAGGCAATTGTTTATTTAAATTACTATCAATGTGGTCAGGCTCTAAAAAAGATAATTTTAATCCTTCTGGAGTATTAATATATTGACACATGACTTCGCCATCTCTAGCTAAGCCCTCAACTATCATATTATATATATCTGGCATTGAGTAAGTGTCAGAAACTTCTGGATTTCTACACCACTGATACCAATTGTACTCTATATTATCGTTATCATTATCATCTAATTTGCCGTCCTCATTGCGGCTATGAACTTGAATCTTAAAGCCTTCTCCGTTCCCTACTACACCCTGCTTAATAAGCTGAAAATAGCGCTGAACGATAGGATTATTTCTAGCTAGATCTCTCGTTCTATTTCTTAATATAGTCAGATTGCCTTGTAGCTCCGCATCGGGAGAGCTATCGTTTGACTTCCAATCATTAAAAAGCCTTCCGCCACTAGCGCCGGTAAAATTCCTAGAGCCATTTAAGCTTTTTCTTTTATTGCTTTTTTTAAATCTATCCCAAAACGCCATTATATATCCTTAAAAACCTGAGTTACCAGTAAAATTAGCTCGTATTACTTGACCAGTTTCTAGGCCTTGTTTAGCTCTATTCTGTCTTAGCTCAGCTATTACTATGCGCTCGTATTCATGTTTAGTTTCTATAAGTTCCAGAGGGGTTAACTTGGTTAAACTTCTACCGGCTATACTGTAACTTGAGGAATCATCTACAAAGCGACCTTCTAATAGAGCCTTAATTTGCTCTAAAACTTTCTCAGCGTGACTCCTTAGATCTCTGCCAGTGTTTTGTAAGTTAAAATCAGGCATTATTTGAAGTTGGCCTTCATAAACTATAAATCTTTCACCTGCGGCATTACTTACAAATCCCTGCCCCCTATAGTTAGTAGGAGCAACAACATCAGATAAAGCAGAAGTATAATTTACCCTAAAATTATTAGAATTATTAACAGCCAATATATCAAAGTTATATTTTCCGTCAGATGATCTAAAATAATAAGTTAACGTCCACGTTGCCGCGGGGAAATCAGAAATTAAACTTCTTTCCCATCTCCAAGTAGTACCTGCATAAACTATAGTTGGCTCTTTTGAGGCGTATTCTACGCCCAGATCTGAAATAGTCATTTAGGCTGAACTCCTATAGAAAAAAGGCGCACGAATGTTCGCGCTTCGTCTGTAACAATTGTATTTAAAAGATCGTAAAAATAGCCGTTACGTCCTCCAGAAATAAAAACATCGGTAGTAGTACCGCTAATAGTATTTGATACTATTGTTATATCTGCAGAAGAAGCCGTCCAAGTTGAACCAGTAATATTTTCACCTGCTCCAACAAGCGCAGACCAATCAATAGAATAATCTAAAGTAGCACCTACGCTTTTAGTAGCATCAACTGTCTGGAGGGCAACATTATACGGTGATTGCACCATATTAGCCTCCAAAATTAAGTTAACGTAGCCATTCCTGCGCTTGCAATAGTTACAGAAAATGTCGAATTTGAACTGGAGACTGAGCCGCCACCAGTATCTAAATCAACATAGGAAACAAGCTCATTCGAAACAGTTGAATCAAATAAAATTAACCATTTTCCCGTAATTGTAACATTGCTTCCGAAACTGATATCCCCTATATCAATATTTATAGTCGAGCCAGTAGCCGTTATACTCTGTCCAGTAATTGTCTGGCGAGAATAATCAGTATCAGTGACCTCATTTGTAATGTCAGTAAGGTTAGATTGTGTTAGTGCTGGCGTATAGCCAGATGTAGCTAACACTGCAATAAGTGTATCAGTGTCTAAATCAAATGTGCTGTTTGC